TTGTACGCCGCAAATATCATAAGCCATTAAATTTGGCATTGCACGACGAACCAAACCGATTAGGATTGGATCATATGTGCTAATACCAGATGTTGCGCTGATGTTATTTGTTGCTGCTGTTTCAAAAAGTTGATTACGCTCTTCACGTAAAGACTTTTCTTGATTCTCTAATAGAACAGAAGTAACTGTTCTTTTGTAAGAATCTTTAATTTGTGGTAGATCTGGGTGATCTAGAATTGCTTCCCACTTTTGTTGTAGGTTTTCTGATAAAAACATTTAATTCTCCTTGATGGATGTTTGTGTGAAAATTATTTTCTTCTTGAAAGCGCTCTTGCGTATGAAGATACTGTAGAGTTGTCAGCATATGAAACAGTTGTATCTGTTTCTTCAACCAAAGTTTGTTGGGATTGAACAGATTTTGTTACTTCATTAGAAGTTGCTTTAGGGAAATAATTTTCCTTAATTACAGCTACTTTTTCTCTGTAAAGAGATTCGTTTTCAAAATCTACACCTTCCAATAACTTGCCCAATTTACTTACTTCTGTTGCAGCTAGATCTTTGGTCATTGATTCTACAATTGCATTACGCTTTAAAGAAATTACTTCTTTGTTTAATTCTACATTATAGCTAATAGCATCATTTAGAGATTCTTCTAACTCTTCTGCTTTAGTTTGTAGTTCACCGATTACATCATATTTCTCTTCAGGTACTTCAATATAATGTTCTTTGAATAATACCTTTAGGCCTGACATAAAGTCTTCAGCAATCTCAGTGCGAAGTCCTTTTTCTATTGCCAGTTCATTTTCCTTCATCCAATTTTCTACAACATAGTTCATGTAGCCGTCTACTTTTTCAACTAGAGATTCTTTAAACTCTTCTACGTCGGAACTAAATTTTTCTTGTAAAGAAGAAATAACACTATCCATTTCTGAATTAACGCGAGCAATAACTGCTGCTTCAAAAATAGATGATGCTTTTTCTTTAAATTCTTCTGATAAATCTTCGCCAAAAATTGACTCTAAGTCAACTTCTTCTCTAGCGATATTGCCTTTACCTTGTTGAATATTTACTGCTGTTGCTGGATCTCCAACAGTAGTAAAATTAGGTGCTGCACCTGGGCCTTTGCCCATTGGATAACCGGTTGTTCCTGCTACAGGATTAACAACGCCGGCTTCTTCGCTGCCCAAATTTTCTTCGCCTTCTGGCTCATAATCTCTGAACTCGTCAAATGGTGCATCTACAGAACCACCTTGTCTAGGTTGTTTGATGTCGCCTGTGCTTGCTGGATGCATAGTCATATCTTTTCTTTCGTAAGAAGTATCTATCAAAGAACCAGCTTTTTCTGCAGGACGTGAAGATCCCTGCATTGGAGGATTATTTCTTTCGTCGTCTTCGTTAAGCGTAGTCTGTGATTCTACACGACCTAGCAACTCTTTAATTTTGCTTTCTACTGACATTAGTGTCTCCTAAATGGATTTGTTCAATTTATTTATAAGTATTGATATTTAGACAATTATTTCAATTGTGATAAAAAGTCTTCAAAAATCTTTAATTTAGTTTCATCTAATTTTGCTTTAGATGATTCTTTTAAAGCCTTCTGTGCCTTTTCAATATCAATAGTTTTCCACACACCATTTTCACAGACCCATTCTGCAGATTCATAGATGCCTTGAACGAATGCATCTGGTGCTGATGGATCTGCAACAATATCTACAGTAGCCAAATGAAAGTCATTTTGAACTTCATTGACGCCATTTTTCTCTTTTAATGAACCTAAACCTCTTGTAGAAACTCCCAATTGAACTCCATTTTCAATTAGATTACGAGCAATAATGCCCATTGGTGTTTCTAAAATTTTAGCTTTGCCCATAACACTGCCGTTGCTTTCCATTTTTAACATGGTAATCAAATGCGATGCGTTATGTAAATTAATAGAAGGATTTGCAGGATGACCTAATTCCCCAAGAGCTCTTTTAGCATTAATAACATCTTGGTATCTTCCTATCTCTTTTTCCATAACAGATTTAGGATAGATGCGGCCATTTTTATTTTGTTTATCATATTGAGCAAAAATACCTTCGATGAAAACATTCTTTCCACCGCCTTCTTTTTTCTCAACTAAAAATTTAATGTCTTCTGCGACTTCTGTAATAAATTTCATTTTATTTACCTATTAGTTAGGAGCTATTTGCTCTACAGGAGTCTGATATCCTGTGCCTTTTGTTAACCCCAAAAATATTGTTCCTCCGCCTGGTGGAAATATAATTGAAATATTCGATGATGCGTTTGATGTATCGGGCATTGCAGATTGCTGAGCTAAATGCCAATTATCTGTTCCATGCAATATTAAATTATTTGAACCGTACGGTCTTTGAATTAAGATTGGCGCTACAGCATTACTATCTGATGAAGCAAAAAAGACAGTGTTTATACTAACATTGGTATTTGGATATCCTAAAAATGTTTCATCGCTCATAGCCAACTTAGCTAAATCTATATTAGCTTGTTCTGGGCCAGACCCAAGAATTTTTATTGTTGCTTGCTGTCTTGCTAGTTTTAGTATTAGGGGTGTTGCCATTTATTTTCCTAGATTATTTCTTGTCTGTAGACTTGTTATTTAACATTTCTTTAGCTCTTTGCTCGCTTGCTAGACGTTTTTCTTTTTCTTGTTTTAATTTCTGAGCAAGTTTTAACGCTGAACTACCTGTGCCTTTATACGCCTCGCCTACTATTCTTTTTTTTTCTAAAGGATTAATTCCTTTAGTATAATTTGTTGGATCAACATTTGCCTTGCCGCCCATATAATCCCAATTATTATCTATATCATTAGTATCTTCATTCATATGTTCGTTGTCTTCTTCGTCCTCATATTCATCTTCATGCTCATCCGACATGATATATTCTAAAGAATGAGCAACATAATCTTGTGCCATTGTAATTTTAGATTTAATCCAATCAGGCAAATCTGCTTCTGCATTTTCTTCTAAATGATCGTGCAATTTTTTAGCTTCATACATTAGATTTAGCAATTGCAACTTAGCCATATGTGTGCCGTGATCCTCATCATCGTAATGCTCTTCAATTTTTTTACCTTTGATCATTTTCTCGATCTTATTTATTTTTTTAATAATTTGTTTTTCGTGTTCGACATCTTCTTCCACGTTTTTCTTTTTGATGCCCAGTTGATTAGCAGGATTGCCTCCACCAAACATTCCGCCAAAAGCATCACGGGCTTGTTGTTTGGTATCTGCTTTTTGTTGTTTACCTACTGCTTTTTTACTGGTGATACCTTTAAGAATATTGTCAAATTTTTTGTCACCTGTTACAGCTTCAACAAGCGCATCCTCATCATATTCAACTGAATCGCCCATATAATGTCCTTGTCCATACCCACGTGTTTTTCCAAAATTTGGATATTTGTCACCTGGATTTTGTGGGTGTTTATCTGTACTTGCTTTATTGGAGGCCAATTTATTCATTGTTCTTTTAACTTCATCTTCTTTAGATCCAATAATACGATGCTTAATGCCTTTGTCGTTTAGCATAGATTTAAAATCATCTGCTAAACCTTCATGAACACCATTTGCATGCAGAACCATCTGTTCTTGGTGATAATCTGCTTTTTCTGCATGCTTGTCTGCAGCTGCAGAACGACCTTTTGATTCATGCCATTGAGATAAAGCATCGTGGTGATCTGCCTTATGGTGATGATATGCGAGCTTATCACCTTTAGCATCAGCATCATTTGCTAACGATAAATGCTTTTCTGCTTCATCGTACCATGATTCGTTTACTTCAACACTTTCATGTCTAGCTGCCCATATATTATCAATCATATTAGGGTATGGACGACCTGCTGCTCGAGCTCTGTTTTTAGCTGCTGCTTTTCTTGCAGGGCTCAAATGTTTATGATTCTTTACTGGATTTGGTTTATCCCAAACTTCTGCTTCAAAAATTTCTAAAACGCCCTCACAATGCCATTTACGCAATGCTAATGCTTTACGTGTTGGTTCTCCGTTAGGTTTTTTCATTGGACCTTGTTCGCCGCTCATTCTTGCGCAAAAGCTTTTACGACGATTCCATGCTTTACTGCCATGTTTTAATTCGCTAGGTTTTGTAGTAACAGCCATTTGTAAATGACTGCCTGGATGTTCTCTACGATAACTTTCTATACCCTTGCGATTTAATCCACCTTTAGGATCTTTACCTTCAGATCTTCTCCATGCTGCAGTTTCCATCAACTCTTCATCTGTAAGACATTCAAAGTCTTCCCAAATTTCTTCAGAATCAACATCAAACTCTTCAGCAATTTCTTCTATAATATCTTCAATTAAATCGAATTGCTCTTCGACTTCTTCGTTCTTTGGCTTTTTGCCAGCTTTTTTCATTGCAATTGCAATAGCAGCTTGTTGTGCAAGATTTGCGGCTTCATCTACTTCTTCATTACGCTTTGCTGCATAAGATGCACCTAGCGCCATTCTAATACGTTCCTTCTTAGATTTGCCTGCAAACTTTGGATTATCGGAATGAACAAAATCATCTATCCAATCTGAGGTAGGCGTAGAAGATTTTAAAACTTCCATTAAAGATTCTTCGCGGATCGTATTAAAATTTTTCATTTTATTTTTCTACAGGCTGCATATGACGACGTCCAATAATTTTACTTGTAGCTGCTCTTTCAGCATGCTGTCCTGCTATATCGCCGTGTTTTCTTTTAATATTGCTCATAATTTTTTCAGCTTTATCACCTTCTTTTTCCATCTCTTCATCATTGCCATAATGCCCTTCTTCGTGCTCATTATCAGAACGACGTACATATGCTTTGATTTTTGGTTTCAATGAAATCTCATCTAAAACTGATTCGTTATTAGCAATTGTTCTTGCAATCTCATATTTTCTAGATTCAACGGCATCTACCATTTTATCGCTAACAATAGAATTAAATTTTTCAATAGCATCGTTACCGCGATCTGCGATAATATCATCTACCATATGTCTAATTACTTCTGATGTATCCATTACTGAGCTCCTTGATTATTTAGAGGTTCGCCGTTCGCTCCTAATTCGGGCGCAGGCTCTTTACTTATTTGTGCATCCATTTGTTTTATATCATCTTCAGTAAATCTTAATACATTTTTCATTACGTATTCTCTACTAAAATATGTTCCAACATATGGTTGCATTGAATTTACAATATCTATTCTATTTCTAAGATTCTCAGTTTCTTTCATCTCCTCAAAATATTGATCTTGAGCGTACTTGAACTGAATCTTTTCTTTTATCTGATACCAGTCTTCTTCTGTAATAATCCCAGTTAACATCAACTGAGTTTTTAAAATATCATGAAAAAGCCCATTGAATTTTTTACGAAGTCTTCCGACAAATTTAGCAAATTTTAATTCGTCTCTAGTAATCTCTGTTGCTCTACCAAAAGAAATACCCTGTTGAGGTTGCATTCTAGAGATAGGCACATTCAATGCCTGATATAGTTTATTTTGAAAATAATGAATATCATCAATTTGACCTAAGTTTTCGCCGCCAGGTAATGTAGTAATCTCAGTACCACGACCACCTTCTCTTCTAGGTAACCAAAAATCTTCAAGTGTAGACATGAACTTACGATCGTCCATAATCTCGCCTGTATTGGAATCATAAACTATTTTATTACGATAGCGAGCCATAATATCTTTTAGATACTGCTCTGCTTTTAATTTTGGCAAATTGCCGACATCAATATAAAATATTCTTCTTTCAGGTGCTCTAGCAATTCTATAAATTACTAAAGAATCTTCCATCATCTTTAATTGATTCGTTGGCTTCAATGCCTTGTGTAGATAACTTAATACTGTATTCTTCTCTAAGTCATTTAACCCAGAAGGTACATATGTAACAGAATCTAACGGTATTTTAATACCTTGGTTCGGTCCTTGGGAGTTTGTAGCGTACCCAGGATTATAAGTCAACCCTTTTTCATTATAGATAAAAAATTCATCAATCTGTTTGATGATATCAATACCCACATTTTTATCTTTTTCTTTTTTAACTTCTCTGACCTTACGAATTTTTCTAGGGTCAATTTGTCTTAACTCAAGAATACCTTTTTTAGGATTCTTTTGATCTATAATTTTTTGATAAAATATTCTTCCGTCAATATACCATCTACGAAAAATATCAAATCCTTTAATATTAAAATCAAGCAATCTAATAATTTGATGGAAATTTTCATGAATAGCATCTTTAATATTATCTGGTAAATCTACATTATCTAAATTAATATCAACCACATGCTCATCATCTACTGCTGCAATTGCCTCAGTAATAATTTCATCAATTGCTGTTGAACAATCTGCATAAATTGACGCTTCTCTATATCTGGTAATAAGCTCTGCTTCTGACTTAGCAGTTGCATCCATATCCAAATATGTGCCAAAATACCCACCGCCTTGAACCGTTGCTGTTCCATCGTCGGTAGTAGGAGGCACAAACGATTGTTGTCGTGCCTCCTTACTTATATCAGTGTCACGTGATATAGAAAACCCAAATAAATTTACTGCCATAATTTAAAATTCTATAAAAATAATATTAACCTTGAGCTACTTGTAATGTTTGCGATTCATTCAAACCGCCAGCATTAGAGTCGCCTGTAATAACTTCAAAATGTTGATATTGGAATGCAACTTGGAAATTTGAAATCTGATCGTTAGCACCAAAATCTAAATTAATTGCACTTAGATCAACAGGGAAAGCATACTTCATTATATATGAGCGTAAAGCTTTGCCAGTTCTATCTAATTGTTGTACAGTAATATCAGTTTGATATGATGACGGATTAGATAAACCTACTTTATTAGTATTACTTTCAATATATTGCATCCATTGTTCCAAGCCTTTTCTTAATGTAAAGTTATTATCATTAAGAATTGTGCATGTGAATGGTGCAAATGTCTTATCGCCGGCCAATTTTAATTCTCTGCCTCTGTAATATACAGGAACAACGCCCAATGTTTGTCCTGGCAATTCAGCAACAGTAGTTAAATATGCGCCTCGACTTTGTAGCAATGTACCTTCAGGTATTACCTGTTGTACAAGTGCAGGAAACGTAATGTATGTCACAAATTGATTAGGACGAAC